GGAGGGGCGCTCAAGTAAATTGTCAAGCACCTGCGAGGAGGTGCGGAAAAAAAATTAAATACCCAGCGTTCTCATTTTCTCGAAGAGTTGATCTTCAAGAGACATATTCGGATTTAGAGAGCGCTGTCCTACATTCGTATTTCTGTGCTGAGAAATCGGGCGAGCGCGGTTAGTCTCTCGGCCCTGCATAGAGAGAGAATCCCACATGACCTGAAGTTGGGATACCCACTGAGAGGGCGGCACCGCGGCCGTGAAAGACTGAAGTCTCTCAGGTGTGAAATGAGACTGAATGGCCTTGATCTTGCGTCCAAAATCTACCTCACCGCTCTTCGAGTAGAAAAACTGTTGCACGTCAATTTGTGCATTCTTGACGGCCTGAAGTCTCTCGGCCTCAAACTGTTGGGCCTGTTGTGTCTGAAGCTGAAGCTGTTGCTCTCTCTGTTTCTGCTCGCGGGCGCGGACTAATTCAAGTGCTTGATCCCGATTCATAGCTAAGTCTGCTACAGACTGCTTGAGGTCGGGGAATTGATCGAGCGGATCAGCCAAGGCGACATCTTCGCCCAACTCAGCGCAGAGATTGGCACGGATTTTGTCTAAGGCCGCGATACCCTTTCGCATATCGTCCTTATTGCCTGAGGAAACAAGGCGGCCGATAGCCAAGACGGTGTTAATGGACTCACCGTCAAAACCTGCGTCACGGAAAGATGTGACAACTGTTTCAAGGCCCTGACGTGCTTCTTTGCGCTCCGCAAACATTCGCTGAAGTCGTTCTTTGCCGCGCTCGGTCTTTGCCGTGTTGATTAACTCAGCCTCTTCCTCTTCAGGAGTCTTCGGTTTTAAATCATCCTGCGGGGCCTGTTTCTGATCCTGTTGCGCCTGTTTCTGCTCGGCGGGTTTCTCGGCCGCCTGGTAGCCGTCATCACCGTCTTCGCCGTCGTCGGCCGTATTACCGTCCTGCTCGTCCATTTCATTGAGCTTAGACATAATTGTGTCGTTGAGGCTATTCGCTCCTTCTGCGCCGTTTTCGGTGCCTTCCTGCGCGTCCTGTGTGTCGTTCTGCTCCGCTGTGTTGTCGGCGGCCTGGTTTTCGTCGTTCATTTTGATGTCGTCGTTGTCAAATTCCATGTTTAAAACTCCATTCAAGATTAAAAAGATTTATTGAAACTAGGGGTTGTTTTGCGGCATTACTTGTGCCTGTTGTGTCTGTTGTGCTTGAGTCTGAAGTGCTTCAACGTTCGGCATAAAATCCTTCACGTCCAGGCGGTCATCAAACCTGTTTAGAGTCTCGGTCAACATGGCCTCAAACGGTTTGTAGTCCATGCCTTGAGCCGCTGACTGTGAAATGAGCTGTGCCAACTGAATCAATGAGGGGAGGATACGGCCCCAGGCTTCCTGCTCTTCAATTCGATTAGGTTTGCCCGTTGAACCAGCCCGAATCTTCACGTTAATTTGTTCAAAGACTTCATCGCGAGAGAGTTGCGGCCAATCGTAAGTTTTCTCAAACTTTAGTGACCCGTCGGGGTTTTGAATCGGTAAGCCGTTTTCATCTAGTACGGGCTGAGGCGCGCCCATGATTCTTTCAACTGCCCCTTCATTCAATTCGAGTAGGAGAATCTGTCCCGCGTATTGGCACAACTCAGATAAAAATTCTTCTGTCCAATCCTGAAACATCGAGATACGGGCAGAGAGAGAGTTATTCATAATCTCGGCTTCAGTAGCAGTCTTCGCCTTATTGATAGATGATCGGGCGGCGTCCTGTAGGCCGACACACTGCTCAATGTCCATTCGGATAGGCGAAGTATCATACAAAGAGGGGTCAATTGGCGGGAATTGCTTGGGAACAAAAGCTTTTTGCAATTCCGAGGAGTCCACTCCTTTTAGGATTGTGATTTCTCCAACTCCGCTCTTTTGAAAAGACTCAACGTCCTTGACCTTGACATCATTACCCGCGATATATCCAGGGACAATGAAATCACGATTTTCGACGAGTTTCTCTCTTATCTGATTGTGCTCGGCTTGAAGTTTTTCGGACAAGTCAACCAAGGACGGGGCCACAAAACATCCGTCAATTTTGTTGAAAGGCAACAAGAAGAACGGGTAAAAGCGTCGACCATTGACGGGAGGCGGGTACGGATCACGGAGCCAAAAGTCACAACCGTCGCAAAGTGTATAGACCATCTGTGACCGCTTATCCCAAATTTCATAGACTAAAACTTGATCGTCATCGGACACTTTGTCCAAGTCCTGTGCCTGGTTGTCCACGGCCGAGCCGTCGTAATTGAACGTCGTGGCTTTTCGAATTTTCTTTTTGTAGCGTGACTCAACATCATCACGCGTCATAAAGATCATCTGTGCAATCCAATTGGCGTTACGGTAGTCATCAAAGTTTTGGCAAGTCGGGTCAATTAACAAGTTGTCTGTCATCACGCGGTCAATAACAAGCCCTTCGCTTGCAACAACTTCGGCTTTACTTTCCAGTCCGCGCATGACCTGCTTCAACTCTTCAAGCTCGGCTTCCTTCGAGGCTCGGTCTTGATCATCCTCAATGCGTGTAATCAACTGCTCTAAGGTGCGTATATTGTCCTGAGTGTCCTCAAGTCTGTTGAGGATCTCGGGGTCTTGGTGGATGTCTTTTTGATACAAGACCTTGACCGCGCCATAGGAGCAGATAAGAGCCGCGCGCACGACTTCAGCGCCCCATAGCTTCAAGTTGGCGTCCTCAAGCTGTCTGTTGAGAATAGTTTCAAGAGTCTTACAAAACAGTGTGGATTTAAATTGTTGCTGTCGCGGCTGTACCACTAAGTCAGGGTTACGGCTGTAAATCGTCGGCAACAAAACATTTATCATGCCAAGGATTAAATTAGCCCTGTACTTAACATAGTCTTCTGAGTTCGCCTCAGCTTGAGTATTGAAGTTCTGCACAAGTTTTCGATTGTGCTTACAGCGTTTGAAAAAAGGGCCCCAATACTTTTGCGCCTTCGCCAGTCGCTTTCCCCATGCTTTGGCCAACGGGTCAACTTCGGGTTGTTCCTCGATTGCCTCTCCAATCTCACTATTCATGTCTTCTAGTCTCTCCATATTGTTTCCTCTTCAGGTGCTTTACGTTTTCTCTGTACGCCGTATCTAAGGGCGTCCCATGCGTGATCTTCTTCTGTCGTGTCAACATCCTCGGGGTTTCTCTCGTCAGGATGTAGCGTCGGAATAGTCCTAATGCAGTGTTTGCACGTCCTAAAAAATTTGAGTTTTCCGTCGGCTAGGAGCCGGATGATTTCTTGCGCTCCGTTAATTCGTGAGCCTGGGCCTTTTGTGCTAGGGCGCCATTTAATGCCCGCGTCAGCGAATGCTTTACCAATTGATCTATCAGTACCGACGTTAGAAAAAATGGCTGAGTCAGCAATCGAATATCGGTACTCGTATCCGTTTCGCTCGTCCGACGCTTCGCGGGCCTTCATCTTCTGCGCAACTTGATCGACGTTTTCTCGTGAGCCTTCCCCGTCCCGTTCGCCTTTTCCATAGATTTCACGGAAAACGAATATCACTCCGTCAGGGTTCATGGCGAAGTACAGAACGCAGTAAGGAGCCGAGTAGCCCCAGTCCATAGACCGCCACATTTCCCAGCCGCTAGGAATAAAGAACGGCTCAACAATGTGCTTAGAGGCGTCCCATACGCCCTCCAAGAACGAACCTACATGAATATCCCAATCCCCGTTTAACCAGGCTTTACGGCGGTTTACGTCGGAAATAGATAGGATCGAGGCCAGGTAGGACGGGTCGTTTTCCAGGAGTAGTTTGTTTTCCCAAACAGTGGACGTTATGCGCGTGCGTTTTCTGTACGACAAGTCAATCCGTGATCCGTCAGGGCCGATCAAGAACGGTTTCTCAGGCTCGATAATGGTGCACTGCGGCACCTCACCGATTTTGAAATACGACTTGACGGCCTCATGTCCTTTGCCGAACGGGTTACAGGTCGAGCGAACACGCTTAGGGATACCAGGCATAGCAGATCGGCACGTGGACTGCATGGCCTGATAAAACGACAGGTTAGGCCAGTTGGTCAGCTCCTCGAATGCCAACCACGGATAGTTATGGCCATGATAGTTCCAGTAGTCCTCTTCTCTATCGCCGTATCTGAATTTCAACTCTTCGCCCGTGGCGAATTTCCACACGTACTCCGACTCATTAAATTTTGCCGTCGGGAAAATCTGCGGGAACCACTTCTTAGACTTCTTAACCACGTCATCCAGCTGAGGATAGGTTTGACGGAATAAAACGCCGTTCCACTCCGCGCCGTACCCTTTACCGACTTCACGTGCAAAATCCATAAGGAGCGTATCTGTTTTGCCGCCCCCGCGTGTACCCTCAAGCAGTACCTCGAAAATGGGGCACGACAAGAAAAGCCGCTGGCTTCCAGGAAAAGGCGACCAAATGACCTTAGGTTTCTGCTCAAGTGCGTTACTGCTCATTGTCTGCGCCCATGTATTTCTTCTTGTTGGCCTCTTGCTCGGCGATAACTCGTTCAGCAGTTAGGCCCCAATCGTCAGCCGTCAACGCCTCAGGAATGACAAGCACGCCCGCATGAGAGGGGATTAAGTCCTTACCGTCCTTGCCCGTAACTTCCTGCGGCATACACTTCGAGAGCAGAGAACAAAAAGCCTTCGGCTCAATCTGCGCGATCATCTTCAGATACTCAACTCCGCCCATTTCATCAAGAGCCTGAAGGACCATTGTTTTGACCGCAGTAGTGATCTTATTGGGCACACCTTTCGGACGGCCCGCGGGGTTATTTGTTTTGTTCTTTTGAGACTTTTTCTGAAAATCCGCATTGTTTTCAGGAGCGACCTCTTTTTTCACTGTCTCTCCTGAAAAATCAATTTGCACCCTAATTTGTCCGTTCGGCCTGACGGGTTCGCCAATTTGCGGCTTCTGAATATGGAACAAGTTGTCATCAATCCCAAGGGCTTGAGCGATACCATCCCGCCCCGCCTTGAAAGACGAGATCATGTTGTCATCATCCCGCTTACGCTTATCAGGCGGATAGAACGTCAGATAGAGCGGCAGTGCTTCGAGCTGAGAACAATCAGGCGCGGGCTTGCCGCCCAAAGCTTCCTTAGTCAAGAAATACGCCTGTTGTTTGTATTTCTTAAACTCCCGCGCATACTCCATGTTATTAAGGGTTTTCGAGCGGTTTGGGTTAAGTCTTGAGGGGGTGTAAGGCAGAATAATTTCAAACATTTTTCAATCCTGTTTTAATCGTATTCACAAACATACACCCCTATCAAGAAGGAAAAGAAAAAAATTAACGAGGACGATAAATAAATAAAATCCAATAAGAACTAAATTCATTTTTCTCTCCCACTCACGTGCTCGGAATAATCGAACAGTGTCAACCACTTAGGCAGGATTAACGCTTCATCATTCTTTCTGAAATGGTTTTGAAATCCAGGGTCGAAGCGAACGAGCGCACGAGCGATAGCCTTTTCAGATAAGCCGATATGAGCAATAACTGTACCAATACTTTTAGTAGGGGTTATCACTCTGCTCCCAATAGGGAATTTATCAATCTCAACATCACGTTTAATGACGAATGTGCTCATGTCTCCTCCTCACATAAAAACGGCGTCGGTAGCTGGTTTACGCATTGAGCGTCCAAGGAATTGACGGGCTACACACTTGCTTGACACTCGATCCATTAAGCGGTCACCGAGAAGCGCTAGGAGCGCTTCAGGCGGTAAGTTGGTCAAAAGAATGGTCGGTTTCTTGTTGGTGAGTCTGCGGTCCATGACCGAGAACAAAATACGGCGCTCTGAGTCGGAGCCTTTTTGCACGCCGATTTCATCCAGGACGAGAAGACCGATTTTCGAGTATTTTTCAATGACATCATCTTCCGTAAATTCAGCGTTTTTGGCATAAGCCCCGCGAACGGCCCAAAATAGCTCTGTAACGGTCATGTACTTGCAGGTAGTATCTTCTATCAAACTCTGCAAGATCGTGCACGCTAGGTGCGTTTTGCCCGTTCCACAGGTGCCAAAAAACAGAAGGCCGTATCCGCCCGCCTTAGCCTTCTCCCAACCGTTGATAAAACGTCGAGTCAATTCTTTCGCTGAAGCCTGCGTTTGATCCTGCGGGATGTAATCTGCAAGGCCCTTCCCTCGGTATTCCTCAGGGATACCGGCTCGAATGAGTTTGTTGTCGAGTTGTTTGCGTTCGGCTTCCTGGCGCTCAGCCTCGGCCAACTCAGCTCTAAGCGCGGCTTTTTGTTTTTCGCATTCGGGACACGGTGCCGCAAAAACTAAGCGGCCGTTTTGAAAAATGTCTTCACCCGTGTAGGTGCCATGCTCAGGGCAGTTTCTCACGACCGGTTCACGTGTAATGTTTAAAGTCTCTCCGATTGATTTCCACATTTTTAAAGCTCTCCGTTTCTGCGTTTCTCGTTCATCTCTTCCCAGCTCATTTGGGATTCGTAAAATTCGGTGGTGTATCCGCCCGCGGGTTCTGCCAGGCAGTGGGCGCGGTTGAATGTTTGCGGTCGAGGTGTCGGTCTTGGTGTTGGCCTAGTGCGCGGGGACTTCAAATAATTGAGCCATGTAGTTCGCCAACCGTTGTCACTGCGCTTAGTGCTTGCGCCTGCGCCTTCTTGCCAATAAAACTGAAACTCGGCAAAAGCCGCGAACGGTTCAAGATCGGGGCGCATTTTTGCGCATAACGTTTTCCACTCTTCGGGGATTTCTTTTAAGTCGAAGGAATGAGTGATCGGACGAGTTTTTTTGACCGCGGATTTTTTCTGCTCTGCGTCGTCAGCCGTCAACTCAAAATCTGGAGAAGTCGTATCAACAGTATTTATATTGTTATTAGTTGACTGAGTCTGACTGAGTTGAGTGACATTTTTGTCACCACTTTCTGACAAAATTGATACCACTCTAGGTGCATTTTTGTAACTAGTATCATTTTCGCTACCAGTCGCATTATTGCTACTACTTGTAGTGACATTTTTGTCACCACTTCTAATTTTGGCTTTCTTGAATAATTCTCTTGACTGCTGATACTCTGTTTCGATTTTTTCAAGGTTGATGGCGTAAAAATTTCGAGCACCTCTGCCCTTGTTAAAAACTTTTATCCAGCCATTTGCTACAAGGAACGCGATCGCCTTAAAAACTGTCCTTCTATCGCACTCTGTCTCAAGTGAAATAGTCTCAGTCGACGGGCGGCAGTTTGATCCGTCGTCGTTGGCATAATCGCACAAGCAGCGCAAAACCGCCTTGTCAGCCGCACTGCCAACAGTACACTTACCTGCTTTAAATGACAGAACGTAACTCATACAACACCACAGTCAAGATGTCCAAAGTTCAATCCTTCCACGCAATCGCTTCCTACTCTTTGAGCATGCGACGCAAGAGATTGTTTTTCATCTTGTCCCACGAGTTGTTTGGCCTGAGGTCTTCTACAGTGACCTCCCCGTTGGTCAACTCCTCAATCAAAATGCATTTTTCAATTGATCCGGTGCGTTTCCCTGCGGCCAGCATGCTGACGAATTCAGGTGAAACACCAATTTTTTCGGCAAGAGCCTTTTGAGATATTTCAGGATGTTTTTCAAAATAGTGTTTCAGCTTCATTGCATTCTCACATAACGATTTGTTTTGATATTACGCATAACATTAAGTTATGTCAAATTAACAAAATGTTGTTTAATACGTTTAAGGAGATTGAAATGAGACCTGTTAGTGAAATTAGACGTGAAAACTTGGAGTTACTCATCGAAGAACAAGGCACTATTCCGGCATTAAACGAGAGACTGGGGCGTAGACGCAACGACCCATCGTTATCTTTTATTCGCGCTCAGTCGGTCCGCAGCAGTACTGGGAAGCCGTACTTAATGGGAGACCGATTAGCCCGTGACATAGAAGCCAAACTAAATCTTGGAAGGGGGTGGATGGACACAGACCATGCAGGCATATTAATAGACTCGGTGGACGAGCCAGCTGATGGAATCAAAGTTCTGGAATTGGCAAATACAGGCACCATGGGTGATGATCCAAGTGTTCTTGAACAAGATGTGATCGTAGGAGGTTTGACCCTTGCCACCGATTTCGTCCGTCGTTTGAATCCAACTAATCCAATGAACCTCAGAGTACTAACTGGGCACGGCGACTCAATGATGCCAACCATCGCACCGGGGGATAAAGTTCTAATTGACGAAGGTGTGAAAGATTTGTATGACGGAATTTATGTTTTACGTTCATACGACACGTTATTCATTAAAAGAGTCAATAAAAATCTCAGGGGTGTCGTTGTTATTTCTTCCGACAACCCTACTGTCAAACTCAGCGAGGAGCTGGACGGTTCTGAACAGCTGGAAATTGTCGGAAGAGTGGTTTACGTTTGGCATGGGAATTTTGTGTAGCAATTTTGCCGTCCGCAGTGACAGGGAATATTCCTTTTCTGTTTAAATCTATATCGTTAGGACCGCTCTAAAAATATAGATCGTTGCAAAAGTAAATCACGAAGATGAGGCTTTAGTTTGTCTTATGAGAAAATTAAGTTGACTTCAAGAGAACGTCATGATCATGAGAATGGGTGTGACAAAATCTCCTCAGCCGCCTCAATGGCGCATCTATAACGAGAATTTTCTTAACCTCTAAGATGAGAAATTGGAAGTATCGTTAGCCCAATGAAGCAAAAGATGAACGAGTCATTAAGATTTTGAAATGAAGCTATTATTCGCATCCTTGGTGCTACTTCTCGGATTGATCGGCTGTACAAGTCAATCGGAAGGTATGCACCTCTCAGAGGTTCATCCACCAGCCTCTCGTCCTGATAATTTACCCATTAAGAACGCTTTAATTGATAGAGAAAAAACGATTAAGGAAGAAAGACCATTAGAAAAATTACAACATTGTATTGAAAATGATGTGTATACCTTTTGGGATAACACTCAAACACCCAAGGAGCTTTCAACTTTTATCATGAACGATTGTTTTGAGTCGTTCGCCCAGCAACCAAATCTAAACAAAAAGCAACTTTCCATACTGAGGTCCCGCCTCAACAAGGCGGTGACCTCTGAAATTATATTCTTGCGCGAGAAAAAACAGGCTAACATCTACAATCAATGCATAAAAAATTATTTACTTACAGCCGATGACGGACTGACTTCTGCCTCTGAGCTTGCCTCCATGTTCATATCTTCTTGTCTTAAAGAAGCCAACTTGGCGCCCAAAGCCCGACGAGAATTACTGACCAATTCCGAAAAAGAAAAAGTTACACTTGCTATCCTGAGGCTTAGAAAAATAGAAAAGGATTATTCAGCTGAGCGACAAAATCTCGACACAAAAGCAATTGTTGAATCCTTAATCATCAATAATCAACTTGAATTAAATCGAACAATGCAGGATCTTCTTAGAAGTCGTTGGAGAAGATAATTCCGGAACTAAATCACACCGCCTTTAGGCGGTTTTTTGTTGCCTAAAAGAAACACTACTTAACAAAACGTTAATTTTTAGTTATCTAAAACATAACTTATTGCGTGCAATTTTACATAACACTATGTTATGATTTCCACATCGATCAATTGTTCTTTAAAAGTTTTCTCTGATGATCGTTCAAGAGAAAATCCAAGGCCCTAAACACGAGTAAACCGAAAGTGCACGGGCCTACAAGGTGCCAAATGAATTGCACCTAAACATGAAAGACTGAAAAGTTTTTCAGCGGCAGAGATAATGCGAAAGTGGCACAAGTTAAAGTCTGCGAGTAAATCGCTACGCGGCTAGAAGTTAGTTTCTAAGTACGTATGTGGCATAGCGTGATCCAACCAGCTCCCTGTACGAAAACCGAGATAACAATAATTAGATAGGGTTTTCGACAAAGTAAGAGCGATCATTCACTAGTAGGGCCGTTCAAGCTAAGACAGTTCATAAATTAAAGCGCGTTTTAGGCTGAATCAGTTCAGTCTCCGTAACTAATGCGTTTTAATTTCTCAAAAAACAGTTGCTACATATCGTGGCATATCTTGGCATATCCTGGTTTAAGCCTGTTGTTCAGTAATTAGCATAGGTTAAAATCTAAAAACCATAGAGGAGGAAGTAATGGAGATTGATAGCTACACAGTGCCATCACGTTCTTCTGTCAGAAAAGCGGGTAAGACTTTAGTTAGCCCTACTGATACAGACGAGAAGGCAACCGCTCTTAGAGTTTTAAGCTCTTGGAGAACTGCACATGCTGTACCTATTAACACCCTTCAAGCATTTCTCAGAAAGAAGGTTAAGGATCTACACTTTTCTTCTCCTATCGTCGCCCAGAGATTGAAACGAACGCCTTCGATTATCAGTAAACTTGAGCGATTTCCTTCAATGGATCTCGATAGAATGCAAGACATCGGAGGAATTAGAGTAGTAGTAAATTCAATCCACGACATAAATAGACTTTACAGCGAACTAAATAGCAGTAAATTCAAGCATCAGCTTGTTTTGCCTCCGAATGATTACATCAAAGAGCCTAAACCTGATGGATATAGAAGCCTTCATCAAGTGGTGAAGTACCGGAATGTAAAACATCCTAAATTTAATGACTTGCGAATCGAATTACAGATAAGGACAAAATTACAACACTCCTGGGCAACGGCAGTTGAAACTCTCGGGATGTTAGAGAAGTGTTCGCTGAAGAGTGGCGAGGGGGATGAAAAAATAAAGAAATTCTTCAAAATTGCTAGTGCTCTTTTTTCAATACAAGAAGAGAGCCCTGTGATAGATGAGTTTAAAGGGAACTCTAAATCCGAGTTGATCTTTAAATTTAAAGAGTTGGAAGATGAACTTTCTGTGCTTAGAAAGCTAGAAGGAATTGCAGTCTCAACACGACACATTCAGACAACCAATCCAAATTTTTTGGGTTATCACGTCATCCAATTGTTTGCTAACCAAGGAAAGGTCCGATTGACTGCGTTTGACGATCCATCGGACGCAGAAAGTTTTTATTACGCAAAAGAACTGGAGACAAGAAATAATCTAGATACGGCTGTTGTTCTGATGTCCGCTGGAACTTTAAAAGACATTAAGAGAGCTTATCCGAACTACTTCTTGGACACAAAGGATTTTCTGAAAAATATCAAAAATATAACCAACTAAACACTAATCAACTTATTTCCAAGCTCGCTTCGGCGGGCTTTTTTATTGCCCGAAAACAAGGACCATTCATAAGCTCCCCGGGCTTTACCAATTTTGTTAGTTCCAATTTTTGCTCTTAGGGGAGCTTTTGAATGTGGTCTTTTCCACAGACAAAGGAGATTAAAAAATGTACCTGCTACCGCAAGAAAAAAGAGAGTTGTTTGAATCGACCGTTGATGAGGTCATCTTGTTCAGCTACAAAGTTGATGACCTTGACCACGTACTTAATAGTTCCATCCGCGAAGTTGTCCGAGCAATCCTGGAAGGCAAAGAATCAGTAAACATCAACTTGAAAGATTTCGTCTCGGTTGATGTTCTCCAACGTGATGTGAAAGATTTTTTCCGAGAATGCGCGGACAGCTTCTTTCAAGAAAAAATCTCGGACGTTCTTGAAGATATGTACCCGAGCAAGAAAACAACTTAAGGGGACAGATATGAAGGGAATGAACGGCCCCACCTTGGCGCTAATAACTAGCGCGCTCACGCTTCTAGCCTACTGTTTTGGCCTTCTGCTGACACTCAAAACGGAGGACGGAGAGAATTTTTGGGCCCTGACAGCAGGGTTAGGCGCGCTTGGCCTAGTTATCTACATAGCACTTCTAATCGGCTGAAGATCATGCAAGCACTGAATTACGACACCACCGCGCAGTACGACGACTACTGCAAAGCGAATGAGGAAAAAGAGGCCCTTTGGGAGGAATTTTGGGAAAGCTGGTTAGAGCCGAGAGTCGGCGAAGAAAAGTATGAGGAGTTGTCCGACGATCATCTAACACGCGAACAGCAAGCAGAGCTTGACGAGCTGTATGACGAATTTTTAGAGGAGAAAAACCTATGGCGAGACTGAAAAATTTCCTGATGGGTGAAGAGGAAGCGGGCCGCTTCGTGTTCCCTGAACCTCCTGACTACCCTGATGAAGCAGAGTATTACAGCACGGGTCTAACGTGGGCTGAGGCGCGGGAAATGCTCGATAAGGCGCCACCCGCCCCCGCGTGGACGGATGACGACCTAAACGATGCCGAACGCAGATATTACACACCAATAAAAAAACAGGATTTCAAACCTTTCGAGCTGGATGAAATCCCATTTTGACATAACTAACAAATGAGGGGCGCAGAACCTAACGCGCCTCTCGAACCGAAGGATAACACAATGACAGCGACACAGAACATATACTCGCGTCTTATCGACGCTCAAAAAGAGTTCTCCCCCATTGCACAGGCACTCAAGGCAACGACCTTCAGCAATGGCCGCGGGTACAACTATGCAAATATCAGCGATTGCCTCGAAAAGATTCTCCCCATCCTGAATAAACACGGTTTGGCAATCATTCAAAAGACCACAACGGATGAAGACCGCGTAGGCATTGAAACTGTTCTCCTATCCGAAAACGGTGAGAGCATTTCTTCAGGCGTGTTCTATGTCACCACAACAGGACTAACGCAAAAAGGAGTGCAAGCCTTCGGAAGTGCAGTCACCTATGCGCGCCGTTATTCGTTTGTGTCCTTCCTCGGCCTAAGTTACGGAGACGAAGACGACGACGGCAGAGCGGCGAGCAAAGACGCATACGAGGCTCCCAAGAAGCAGGCCCCTAGACCCCCTCAACCTAAACTTGTCGATATGGAGGCTTTATCGGCTAAGGCCAAGGGCGCGGCAATGGACGGCATAGAAAATTACAAAAGCTTCTTTATGAGTCTCTCCCCGCAAGAGAAAACGGCACTTGTGAACAGTGGACTTCATGAAAAACTCAAGCACGGTGCCGAGGAATGCTCCGCAGAAATCAATCAGCACGAACATCCACAACCAGCAGGAATTAACTAATGTCAGTGAATAAGGTAATAATTCTCGGCTATCTCGGTAGAGACCCCGATACAAGATTTACAGACGGAGGCTTACAGATAACGTCTTTTTCTGTAGCCACAACATCATATAGAAAGACTGAGGGCGGCCGCAGTGAGGAGACGGAATGGCACAGAATCACAACATTCAACCGTCAAGCAGAAGTCGCCCAACAGTACCTAAAGAAAGGCTCCCGCGTGTACATTGAAGGCCGTCTTCGTACCCGCAAATGGGAAAAAGACGGGAAAACACAATACGTAACGGAAATCCTAGCCGACTCCCTACAACTAATAGACAAACGAAACGACGGCTCCAATCAGGCTCAAGCACCTCAACCACAGCAAGAGCAGTCATATCAAGAGGATATTCCGTTCTAACCACTACATAGGCCCGCGAAAACGGGCCTTTTTCGGAGTTAAAAATCATGCAACTTTATGAAATACCCGCCGCGCTCCGCACACCGCTCGACGCCTTGGACGGTGAACAGGACATACAAAATGACAACGAAATCCTAAATGAGCTCCAGCCGCAGGAAAAGGAGCAGTCTGAAGAATTTATCAAAAACGTGGCCTTGTACCTTCTTGAGATTCAGGCCGAGCAGAACCAAATTAAGGAGCAAATGGCGCGCCTTAAAAAACGCCTGGAGCGCGAAACAATCCGCTATGAGCGAGTTGAAGCGGCCCTCCTCAAAGAAATGATTCAGTCTGATACGAAGAGACTCAAGACACCGCTTGTGACAGTTGGAATTAGGAAATCTGAGGGAACAGAGATTTACTCAGAAAACGACCTACCCCGCGAATTTTTCGCCGAGAAGGTCACATATTCGCCCGATAAAGCAAAGATCAAAGAAATGCTTAAGGAAGGCGTTGTCATCCCTGGGGCCCGCCTGGAAGAGCGCCTGAACATAAACATCAAGTGAGCCTATCCATGTTAGCGATTGATTTTGTTCACGAGCAAAAGGAATGCTACAAGGTTTTCCTTGATGGTTCACGTATCGGATACCTCTTTAAAAATAATAAGCGTATGTGGGAAATCGTCCCGAACGAGCAGAACGACCCTGAGACTTACGAGTTTTTCAGCTCGGCTTTCAACGGCGAAACATACGAATTATTGTCAGTGGCAAAACGCTTTATCCGAGTCGCGGCCTTGCAATACAAGGCCATGAAGAAATAAGACTTTAGGACGTTCGGCATGAAAGAGTACATCTATACAAACGAAGATTTACACGAGCTTCAAACAGCCTTTTGTGACTATGTTAACAGCCCTGAGAATACCGAACCCAACGAGTTTTTCAGAGGTCAAGGCATTCTCCGCTTTTTGGAAAATGGCCTTGACTTCAATGATGAAAACCTCCTAGGCGTAATCGTCAGCGAGCGCTATCACGATTACATACTCTGTTATGTTGAGTCGTTATGTATTGAGCTGAGAACCCTTAAGAGACTCTACAAAGAAGACACTGTTTGGCGTCAGAGATTTCAGGTTTCTTACGACCACATGGCAAAAGTAAAGAAAACGCTGTACTCAAAAAGGCCCCTCACCTAGCCCCCTAGCGGGGCTTCTTTATTGGATTGAAAAATGTTTATCAGTAGATCAGTTGTTGAACACGAATCCCTCAAAGTAAATATCCCCAAGCGTACAAGGCTCATAGTCATGTGCGGGGAGACTGTGGCACCGCACACTAACTCAGAATATCAGCAAATAACTACCCTCTTTAATTCCGCGCTCGGACTCACCGAAAAGGAGCGCAAGAAATACGCTTTCCGTTATCGCGTCGGTTTCGGTAAACCCAAGACAGAATTTTTCGTCGAATTTTACGACTCAACTTGTAACGGCGAGAAGGCGTCCTTCCCGTATGCCTATGTGGAATAAGAAAAGGGAAAAAGTAGCGGGCAGGTTATCGAAATCCCCGCTACTGCAAGATCAATTTTGAATCAAAGAACGTTTGGAGTTTAAAAAATGTTGCCTAAAACATTCGTATCACAGAGCCAGCTAGATCAAGTTATCAAAAACTTTTGGCAGAGAAACAACGGCAAAAGAACTATTAGTATTTGTCTCGGCGGCGGTACAGGCATTAAAGTTTGCGTATCTCGCACCAACGTGACGGCCGCCGTCTATGTGGGCTCCAGCCGTCACAAACTCGGCTCATACTACAGCGAAAGACTTGAAGCTGATCCTGACGTTTCCTACCGATTTCCCCGCGCTCCATTTTTCACATACTCCGAATTATTGCAAAAGGCCGCAAGTATTCGCCGCAAGGTGTTGACCGAAGCGCCACAAGCCACGGCCGAGAAACAAACATCTTTAGCTTTATTCCCGCCTCCAACGAGCGGCGGAAACAAAAACCGCTCCGAGCTTGAGCGCCGCTTGAAGCTCATTGATCTTCGGATCGAACGTGAAGAAATCCTCAACCAGTTGGCCGCCATGTAGCGGCCTTTTTCATAGGGATAAATTATGGACAAAGTACAGTTTCACAAGTTTATTTGTAACCACCTCAACGAGATTTACAGAAAGAAAAATGCAGACTATGGCGACTCATTCGCCAAGGTTCGAGAGTTGGTACCTAATGCGATCATTGTCCGCTTGATGGACAAAATGGAGCGCATTAAAACGCTGACGAAAAACGGTGAACAGGCTCAAGTCGAAGATGAAAAAATTGAAGATACGCTTGCTGATATGGCCAATTACTGCATTATGGAGTTAGTCGAGCGTCAGGCTGAGAAAGAGGCAAAAAATGGACAATCCGTATGACGCCGTTGAGTTGTACTCTTGTCTGATTAAGATCATGGATCATTACGGGTACGATCATCAGATTTTTAAGAAAGTACCCGAAGAGATCAAAGAGTTGACTGACGCTTATGGCGAATACAAGAAAAATCCAAGCCGCAAAAAATGGTTGCACATCATTGAGGAAGCGGCTGATTGTTTCGTCATGCTGGAGCAGTTTCAAATGTTAATCACGCCGCAAGATAAAAAAGAATTTGATCGAATTTGCCTTGAAAAGGTGCACCGCGAAGTTGGAAGAATTGAAAAATCGGGAGTACAAAAATGACAGATATCGACTATGACAAATTGTCAGATATGGTGGCGGACAAATTATCAAGCAAGATCGCAGAAAAGCTGGTTCAGAAAACAACAAAACTCACACTCAGCAAACCTGAGGTTGAGGTGAGAATCGGTTTTGCCCCTGGCTCTTCTGCCGCTCGTCAGATTATGAAGGACCCGAAGTTCCCAAAACCTGACGCCTTCTCAGAGAATGGGCGTGACCGTTGGTACACAAAAGATGTTGATGACTACATGGAAAGCAAAAGACACGCCCGAGCCAAGCTCGCTATTTCAGCCGCTTAGCAATTTCTTCAGCGCCCGCTCTGTAATATCTTTGGAGCATCTTTAAATCTTTGTGCCCCGTTTGTCTTGCAAGCGCCAACACGTCCAAGCGGGGCGCCCCTGTTTCTGGATCAGGGCTCGCGGCCCACGTCGCAAAAGTTGCGCGGCCGTCATGAAAATTCAGGCCCTCTTTAATCAGTCGGTTTTGAGAATCGTACTCAGGACCAAGACCGGCCCTATCCCGCACTTTTCGGAATAACGTATCTCTGTTGTGATCGTTAAGTCCGCCAAAAATCCGTGGTTCATACTCGAGCTCCATAACAAATTTAAGAATTTCCCGAGCTCTTGCAGACAAGGCCACGTCTCTTCTTGACAATGTTTTTGTAGCCTCAGCAGGTACATGAAGCACATTGTCGTCAATCCAAGAATATTCGATTTTTAATAATTCGCCCGCTCGCATTCCCGTTTGACAACTAAACAAGAATGCCGCCACGGCCAACTGCATTTTATTTTTTGGCACTGTGTGACCGTCCCAACCGCAAGCCAGCAAGAGTTTCTCTATATCCTCATCCGAGGCCACCCTCTCACGGTGCTCAGGCTCTCGAGGTTTCTCTACACCTCTGCATGGATTCACATCCGTGAGCTCGTTTTTAATAGCGTATTGGAAAACGTCCGAGAGAATCGTCAGCTCTCTATTCACGGTGGACGGTGAAATATTGCTGTCTCGATTTTTAGCGCGCTCCTGGAGCCGTCGTTCGATATAGTTCTCTATCGTCTTTTTTGTGATCGAGGATAGAGTGCGTGTCGCCAATTTGTCTCGTTGGAGTCTTCTCAGGCGGATTTCCTCTGTACGTTTAGAGCGTTTCTGGGAAGTAGCCTCAACAATGTATTCATCAATTAAGGCTGACAGTGTTATCTGAGAAGATCGTTCTGCACTACCCAGCTCGAGTTCTGCGTGAAAACGTTTCGCCTCAGCTCGAGTTTTAAATGTTCTGGAGAATCTTTGCTTTGTTCCGTCTAATTTCGTTTTGTAGCCGTACACTTCGTACGTGCCGCGTGTCGTTCGTCTAATTGCCGCCATATCTGCAACCGTTAAAAACCGTTAGAGAAACCGTTAAAAAACCGTTATTTAAAACGGAATATACCGAGATATGCCAAAACGAACAATAAAAAATCCCGTTAAACCTAGAGTTAACGGGATATGACAAGTAGGTCTGGTGCCCGGGAATGGATTCGAACCAGCACGCCCGCGAAGAGTGCGTCTACCAATTTCGCCACCCGGGCACAGTAAGCCGCAAAATTATTTATCCTCAAGGCAAACGGTTTTCAAGGCCCTGTCACACCATCATTATTCGGGTTTTCTTTTTCCCTCTACTTTGGCTACCAGCTGTCCGAGGCGCATTGTGTCGTACTCTTCGAACGGCTGGTGAATCCAAGGATTATCTCCGAGATATTCGACATAGTAGTCAGGTTCAACCTGAGAGCAGCCTTTCCACCACAAAACAGCAGTGCGAACTTCGGTCACGCCCGGATAGTTGTTCTGAAGGTGCTCAACAACCTTCTTCAAAGTCAGTCCGGAATCGACCAAGTCGTCGACCAATAGCACTCTTCCTTTGAGAGAGTCAGGACGGCTGGAAGCAATGTACTTACCGATGTCCAAACTTCCCTGAATCGTGCCGGCAGCTTCTCTATAGGAGCTGGTCGACAAAATGTTCAGCGGCATATCGAAAATTCTAGAGAGGATGTCTCCGGGGCGAAGGCCGCCTCGAGCTAAGCAAAGCAAAGAATCAAACTTCCAGCCGCTGTCATAGACATTAAAAGCCAGAGTCTCAATAAGGCGGCGATATTCTTCCCAAGAAACGTGAAGATCTTTCATTCCTATTCCTAATTATTCAAACGGGTTATGAAGCAAAATTGTCTGAGCACGATCCGGGCCGGTAGAAACAACTGCGATCGGGCAGCCGGCAACTTCGGACAGACGAGTTAAATACTTCTGAGCGTTAACGGGCAAATCTTCCCACTTTGTAATACCAAAAGTCGGTTCTTTCCAGCCGGGGAAGTCTTCGTAAATGACTTTGCACTGAGCAACTTCTTCAGCGCCGACAGGCATGATGTCGATCCTTTCGCCCTTGTATTCGTAGCCGACGCCCAAACGAACGGTTTCAAAGCCATCCAAAACGTCGAGCTTCATCACAGCCAGACCGCTTAAGCCGTTCCATTCAACAGCGCGGCGAAGAGCAGCACCGTCGAACCAGCCGCAGCGGCGGGGACGACCGGTCACTGCACCGAATTCATTTCCTTTCTTAGCAATGGTCTTGCCGACTTCATCAAAGAGTTCGGTCGGGAAAGGACCTGAACCGACGCGTGTGCAGTAAGCCTTCGTGATACCAAGGATGTAATTGAGTTTCTGAGGGCCGACACCGGATCCGGGGCTGGCAAAGCCTGCAACGGTGTTGCTGGAAGTGACGAACGGATAAGTTCCGTGGTCGATGTCGAGCATGGTTCCCTGAGCTCCTTCGTACAGGAACTGTTCGCCTTCCTTCATCTTAGTGTTGAGAATGTGAGAAATGTCGCGAATCTTCGGAACAATTCTCGGAGCCATTGCCAGCGTATCTTCGATCATCTTTTCGACGTCGACAGGTTCGCTGTTGTAATAGTTCGCCAGCAGGAAGTTGATGAGCTTGCAGTTTTCACGAACTTTTTCTGCAAAGACTTTCGGTTCTGCCAAGTCTCTGACATGGACAGCGCGGCGAGCGATCTTGTCTTCGTAGGCCGGCCCGATGCCACGGCCGGTCGTACCGATTTTCTTATCGCCTAAGGCGTTTTCACGAGCGTGGTCGAGCGCGATGTGGTACGGGAGAACCAGCGGACACTGACCGGAGACAAAAATACGATCTTCGGCATCCATTCCGTGAGCCTTCAGGTCGTCGATTTCCTTCAGCATTGCTTCGGGGCTAACAACTGCACCGTTACCGATGTAGCACTTGACGTGAGGATGCATAACACCGGAGGGGATCAAACGAAGAACCGTTTTCTGGCCGTTGATCACGAGTGTGTGGCCTGCATTGTGGCCGCCGTTGAAACGGACAACGCCTTGTACACTTTCGGTGAGCCAGTCAACGATCTTGCCTTTGCCTTCGTCGCCCCACTGAGCGCCGACAACGACTACATTTTTACTCATTTCATCCTCTTAAAAAATTAACGGTTCGACGTACGGGCCGCTACCGTCCAAACACCATTGATACAAACTAATTCTTCATCCAAGCGGAAAGATTCTTCCAGCGAAGCAACATTGTCTTCAGGCAGTTTTTCAATCACGATGTCGCCGTTTTCGCGAAGTTCACGAATGCGGGACTGCAGGGCGGCATCGTCCAGCCTGTTGGGCGCCAAGATCGCATAAGGACGCTTTGTGTCCATCACGGCGATAATCTCGCGCAGGTATAACGTAAAACCGACCGCGGGACGTTTGCGTCCGAAACGCTCACCGATATCATCGTAACGACCGCCGCGCAGAATCGGCTGATAACGGCCGGGAATATTGACGCTGAAAGTCACGCCGGTGTGATAGTTGTAACCGGCAACGTCAGCGAAATCATAGCTGACGATATCTGCGCCGGATTCACGACCGAGTCTGCGGACGCTTTCCAGAATTTCCGGAATTTCCGGATAATCGGAAAATTCTTCGATAACTTGATTGAGAACGTCTTCCGAACCGAAGAGCATCGTCAGGCGGATTAAATCATCAACGGTTTTCTCTTTAAGAACACCTCTGAGCTCCTCAAGTGCAGAGCGGTCCTTATGACTCAAAGCAAAGAGAATTTGGTCCTGAACAACTTCACTTACAGGATCACTGTCCAGAATTGCCTTGACCACACCGGTGTGGCCTAAATCTAAGAAAATATTTTCAAGACCGAATTGACGCAGAGACTCAATTCCCAAACAGATCACTTCACGTTCGCTTTCCACACTGGAAGAGCCGAACATTTCAACACCGGCCAAGTACGGCTGGCGCGAAGCAAGAGGATGCAGAGGACGTGCATGGAGAACGCTTCCAACATAGCAGAGGCGGGATACACCCGAACGATTGAGAATGTGAGCATCGATTCGAGCAACCTGCGGCGTCATATCGGCGCGGATGCCCATCGTCTTTCCAGTTACCTGGTCGACGATTTTAAAAGTTCTGAGATCCAGATCTCCGCCCGTTCCTGTCAGAAGAGAGTCAACGTACTCCACCAGAGGAGGACGGACGACTTCAAAACCGTGGCTTGTCACCAGTTTTAGGAAAGAACTTCTAAGATGCTCTATGGCCCTCGCCTCTCGTGGAAGCATATCCGCGATATTTTCAGGTAGCAGCCATACTGACATAAAGATCCTTTCTAAAAAAGCAATGAACCGGCCCAAACGAGCACCAGCCCTAAGACTACACTTTCTAACCCGATATAACGGATTTTCTCGCTAGGAAATCGTGAGATAAATCTCACGGCGCGCTTCCATAAATCAGGAGCCAACATAGGTAAAAGGCCTTCAAGTACAAAGCAGAAACCCAGTACGTACAAGAAGGCCTTCATGATTTAGATCACAAAAAATTTATGGTTGTTTATTGGCTTGAGCTTCACCGCGGGAATTCTTGAGATAGTCGAAGAATTCGCTGCTCGGATCCACCACCATCATGTCCTGAGGTTTATTGAAGGACTGGCGATAAGCATCCAGTGAACGGTAGAACTTCGCAAACTCCGGATCTTTGCTAAATGCTTTGGCGTAAAGTTCGTTAGCTTGAGCGTCGCCGGAACCTTTAATGTTCTGAGCGTCACGATAAGCTTCGGCCAAAACAACGGTTCTTTGACGATCGGCGTCAGCCTTGATCTTTTCGGCTTCAGCAGCACCCTTGGAGCGTTCTTCGCTGGCAACGCGCTTACGTTCGGCTTCCATGCGGCGATAGACAGACTCAGAAATTTCCGGTGTGAAATCAACTCGCTTGAGTCGGACGTCAACAACTTCAATACCTAAGTCGGAAACGCGCTTCTGGAGCGCTTCAGAGATTTCTGCCATTGCGCGTGCTCTGTCGCTGGACGTGATGTCGTTTACCGTGCGGCGGTTTACAACCTGGTTGAGCACGTCACGAAGCAGCGCAGACATACGGTCGTCCGCAGCGCGCTCGCTGCCCTGGAAGGAAACCCAGTAGCGGCGCGGATCATTGATACGCCACTTGACATAGGAATCAATCATCAGGTTCTTCTTCTCGCTGGTTTGAACCAAGTCCGCTGCGGGCGTGTCGATTGTGAGAATACGTTTGTCCAAATAGACAACATTCTGAAGCGGTGACGGCAGTTTGACATGCAGACCCGGTGTAGAAACAACGCTCTTTAATTCACCGAGCATGAAGACTAAGGCGTACTCACGCTCGTTGACCGTGTAAAGGCAGGTTCTCGCGAGCAAGGCGCCAAAAAGAATAACAATAACTAAGGAAAGTAATTTTTTCATCTTTCTGTCCTTATCTCAAAGTGCGGGATAAAAGACGGGAAGTAGGCTGACTCGCGTCCGGTGTTAAAGGCGGCTGATCTCCGCCGGGCAGATTATGCGTCTGCTGGGCAGATGAAGCAGGAACGTTCGGCTGCACAGGTGCGGCCGCAGCTGCAGGCGCCGGTGCCGGAGCAGCTCGTTTAGCCAACTGATCCAACGGCAGGTACAACAGGTTATTGGAAGACTTATTGTCAACCATTACCTTGGTCGTGTTGTTGAAGATCTGCTGCATGGTGTCCACGTACATACGGTCGCGGGTCACCTTCGGAGCTTTCTCATACTGTGCGTAGACCTGATTGAAGCGGTTTGCGTCACCTTCGGCTTGAGAGACAACACGAGACTTGTAAGCTTCAGCCTCCTGACGAAGTCGTTCTGCCAGACCGCGGGCCTTAGGCACAACATCGTTGGCGTAAGCCTCTCCTTCATTAATCTGGCGTTCTCGGTCCTGACCGGCCTTAACGGCATCATTGAAAGCGGCCTGAACTTGTTCAGGCGGCTGAGCATTCTGAATGGCGACGGACAGAACCTGAATACCTGAGTGGTAGCGGTCCAGCATTTCCTGCATCAGCTTTTTAACTTCTTCTGCAATTTCCTGCTTGGACTCGAACAAAACGCTGTCCATCTTCTTGCGGCCGACCACTTCGCGCATGGCGGACTCGGCAGTCTGAACAACTGCACCCATCGGATCGCGGGTGCGGAACAAGAACTCTTCAGCGCCGTTGCCCTGCTTAATTCGATACTGAACATTGAACATCACGTCAACAATGTTCTCGTCGTCGGTCAGCATGAGCGCTTCTTTAAGACGCTGTGTACCGCCTCTCAAACCGATTTCAGCCTTACGGACGGAAGAAACGTCGACCAAAGCAACGTCCTGAATCGGATAAGGCAGGTGCCAGCGGAAACCGGCGTTGGTACTTTCGGTGTAGCGGCCGAAAGTCGTCACGACGCCGTTCTGACCTTCCGGAACAATGTAGAAACCGGAAGCGAGCCAAGCGGCCAAAGCGATAACAATGGCGGAAACAGCCATTCCGCCGGAGAATGAAGACGGAACTTTAAACTGCGGGAAAGAGTTTCCGCCGCCGTTTCCATTGCCGCCGCCATTGCCGAACGAATTCTGCTGATTTTTGAATTCGTGGTCTTTGCGCAACGGGGGTTCGTCGAAGTCGTAGTCTTCGTTTTTCTGATTTTGTGTCTGAGAAGAAGCTGACGGCTCTTCTTTCTGAGCATTGCGATTTTGATTGCCTTTGGTGCCCAACATCGAGTTCAGACGATCGTTGAACTGTTTCCAAAGCTCTTCTAAATCTCCGTCATTGTTGTTCTGAGCAAAGCGTCCGGGCATTTCGTTTTTGCTCGGTTCAGCTTTTCTCGGTTCTTCATCAGTCTCTTTGGGAGGCTCTTTGATTTCGTTTTCTTTCTGGGAGGAATCATCCTCCGAGCCTTTTCGGCCCCAACGGGGGTCATTAAGCGACATTG